AAGCAAATTCGCAGCGATGTTAAGAGTCTCAGCGCCGGCAGCGGTTCTTGTCAAAGACCAATCCCCCGCAGCGTTTCGAACTATCGCTGGAGCAACCGTCGCGACCGAAACCAAATCACCTGGACCGAGGAAGATACGACCGTCCGTGAATCCCAAATCCTGTTGGTATCTTGATTGAGTATGTGGCATTCGTAAGCTCCTTTAGCTTGAGTAGGGCGTTGCGCCCTCTACTAACCGAGTCAAACCGTAGGTGCCTTGCTCTCCACCACCGCGTCACTAGCCCCAAGCGTCGCAAAGGAGGTCATGCCGCAAGGCACCATGAAACCTGTGTTCAATACTGAGGCGAATCATCCGCGATAGGCTCTTTAAGAATGTCTGCAACTTGCATTTCTTGATCAGCCGATTGAGCTAGCGTATCCTGGATAATAATGTCCCTATAAAACGTCTGAGGGTTGTCGTAGCACTTGTGACAGACCAACAACCCTCGTTTGAGCCCAGGTTGACGACGAAGATTGGAGACCCGGTTGTCTTGCCCGCAGACATCGCAAGCGTGCCACGGGTCTCCCTTGATTCCCGAATGTGATTGGTTTGGCATATTACGGCACAGTCACGGCCGTCCAAGTGTTTGCTGGCTGGCAAATATACAGTGCAGTCGATGCCGAAGCGGCACCAAAACTGGTGAAGGTAACTCCGTTTGGACAATTTCCAGTCGGAGTCGCGGGTCCCCAATAGTTTCCAAGAACATATGGAATGGCCGTTATCGTAAAGACTTCGACCGACGTCGTATCTCCACCAGTCCAAACCGAAACGTTAGGAGCAACGAAGGCTGCTCTTGCAATCGAAGGTAAAGCATAGCTTCCAGTCGCAGTACACGTCAACGACTGCCCGACGTTTGCAAGCGAACCAGGCGCGGCTCCGGTTTGGAGCTGAACCGTACAGGTTCCAGGAGCGGTTCCTGACACGGTCCAGCTTAGGATATGGGTTACGAATTGAGAGTTCTCGAACAGAGCCAGATTCGCCGCGTTCGAGACTGGGTAGGTGAACAAAGTACCAGGCGTAGCCGGACCGCCCGAGCCTCCACTGAAGTTCGCCGAGGAAGTAAAGACGGCCGGACTCGTCAACGCACAGCTTGCAGTCGAACTTGCGCTCAACGTGCAGATAGCTGCGGTCAGAGTCTGAAGAGTCTCTCCAGCCGCTGCGCCTCCGCTAGCTCCAACGTAGACACGATAGCCTACGACCGAAGGAGGTCCGCTCGGCAAAACCGGCGGTTGTACGGTGACGGTCGAAGTCGACCCTGTCGTCGTAATTACCGAAGAGGCAGACGTGTCTACTGAGCAAGGAGTCTCCGTATTCGCTGTCGAGAAATACGTCACGCAAATACGATACGTCCCTGCTGCGACAGTTCCACCGACTGTCGAGGTCGACGCGGCGGTTGACGTTGATGTCGAAGAGTTAGCTCCGACGACTACCGTCGGTGGAGCCGCGATGACAGCCATAGTGAAGCTCTGCTGAGCCGTATTCTGTGCGAGTATCGGCACGACGCAAAGCGTCAGGATTGCGAGTATTGCAAGTATGTTTTTCATGTTCGTGTCTCCTTTTGGCTCTAAAGCCTAAGGACCATTGCTCCCAAACGTCCCTTCCCAAACAGTAGCTCCAACGCTGAGTCGCATGAAGCTCACTTGCTTGATCGAACGGGTGTCGAAGTCATCCGCAAAGTCTTCGTCGAGTTCGTGTCTGACGAAGTACTTCAGCCGGTGAGCCATCTTGTCGGCAACGACGAACCAAGCGCTCTGTGAGGTCAAGTAGTGACAAACGAAGTACTGCAAGTCCTCAGCCAAAACCGCGTTGATTTCATTGTCCGCCGTATACGGTTTGTGGGGCGAGCCAAGGATCTCACGAGCGATCCACTTGAGCTCAGGAGGAATTACGACTGTTCGAGGCTTGATCGTAATCGGCAAGCCTTGTGAGTCGGGAAGGCGTTCGAAGAAGTTGACCATCAGTTGAATGGCCGTGAAACTGAGATCAACATCAACTGTAGGTCTGTTAGGGTAAGTCCCGGCAGCGGCGATGATGTTCGTAATTCCGGGGGCCACCGAGGTTGCAGCCGGTCCGCCGAGCAAAGGATGCGATGTGTTGAAGAGTGAAAGACCGTCAGTCGTGGTAACGGTCGTGAATCCGAGGTTGAAGACATTGAAGGCTTGCTGCTCCTTTACGAAATGAGCGCTTCGCGCGAGTGCCTTCGGGACTTGGTTGATGACGTTGTACTGATCGTCCTCGTAAAGCTCAAACGAACAGCGAACCCCAAGACCGTAGGTCAGGTGCAAATACCGCTTCGCGCCGCCTTGAATAGCGTCGGAGTACGAAATCGCTTCGCCTTCTGGCTTCTCCACGAGTGGAGGAAGGCCAGCGAACTCGACTTCGTCTTCGTAAGCCATCTTCGATGTTTCGACGTGGAATATATGCGAATATTCCTCATCACGCTGAAGAAGATCGACCCAGTGAAGGAACTCGTCGTGCAGACCGGGTGCCATGAGTTGTGCGAACTGTCCACGTACCATCGTCACGAGACACCTCCTTCTTGCGAGAATGTCTCAGGTTCCCACAATCCCTGTCTTTTCGCAACACAAAGCTCCTCCATAATTTCTCTTCCTCTTTCTGGAGTCGCCTTCTCAAGTTCAAGAGCAAGCTCCACTTGTCTCTTCTTGCAAATTACATGATCTTTGATCACATGAAGAAATAAACGTGCGTCGATACCAAACCAAAAGAGTCGATGCCCAGGCCGACGTTTATACCCGTCTGTATTTTTACTCTTGTGGTCTTGCAGATTCCCTCCGTATTTTAGATTGATCAAAACAAGAATCTGCACGTCCGTTTGCGTCAAAAAACAGCGAAGATAAGGTCTTTTGTATCTATCTAAAACAACAGATACACAACCCTCACCGTCGAAAAAGCCAGCGAGCCACTGCGGAGTAATTCTCACGGCAGCTTCGAGAATGCGATCGTTTTCCATATTCATTCTCCTTTAAGCTACCAACTGCGCAGCGGCCGGAAGGACTATAAAATATACCCCTCTCGGAGTCGCACTTTGGTCGTTAGGATCGATACGGACGATCTCGACAACAACCGAGCCGCCGCCTTTTGTTTTGTCAACGTACCAATGACCATCAGCGTCGATAGTCATTCCGTACTGTTTACCAACGTCGGTTGCGAGAGCAGTCTGCGCAGGTCCGACTTGGCCGTAGAAAATCGTGTCCGCAACCGCGACCTCAAAGCCCTGCCGACCATCTCGGAACATCGGTCGGGTTATGTTAACTGCTTGAGGTTCGAACGGTACGCCAACTCCGAACGAAGGTTGAGGCGTTGGATTGACCGCCGCTGTAGGAGTAACTCCCAAAGCAGCTAAGTTGTTTCCGAATTCCTTCGAAAAGCCGGCAATTCCGTTCGCGACCGTAGCTCCATCCCATGCCTTTACGCCCCCGTCACCGGCGGCCAACTGCACAGGAGTGCCTGGTAGAAACGTCTGGCCAGCTTCTTCTGGAAGACGCCGCATTCTAGGCTGGTTTCCTGAAACAGTCTGAATGCTGTGTATCTCAGCTGAAGCCATTTGACTCCTTTCTTTTTTATCGCTACTGTTAACTTCGGTAACGATTGCGACGGGGGGCGCCGTCTTTTCTTTCTACGAATTGTCTTTGGTCAAGGCGTCAACCTCGGCCAAAGGCGGGACGTAGGCAGAAACTTTCTTCGGAAGCGACGCCAAAGCGTCAATCGGCTGTCTACGAGCGTCGTCTTTTTGATGCTCGGACATGCCTCCGTCAAGAGTAACTCCGGGCTTCCTGATACGTAAACGAGCGTTTTGCTCGTTCCATTTCAAAGCGCCGACGTAGTCGACGCGTGGTATCTTTAGCAGGATAAGATCGCCGTACATAATGCGCCCGTCGCGGCAAATCGACGGTGGACAGGTTAGTCCTTCGCTCGTCGTAACGTCCTCAGGCTTCGCCGGGATAAAGCCCATCGCGATAAGCTGGTCGTAGCGCAGGCCAGACTCCTTCTCGCCGACGGATCGGTTGCCCCAGAACAACGACAGGTTCGGGTTCTTCGGAGCGAGGTTGATGAAGTTCGGCGCGCGGAGCGGTTTCGCCTCGATCTGAGAATACGGAATACGAACCTCAGCCGCAGGCTTAAGTCCGAGAGGAGTCGGTGGCGGCGAGGTGTTCACAGCGCCAGGACGTTGAACTGGAGGAAGGTTCTTCGAAGTTATCGTCGGTTCGCTCATTGTGTTCTCCTATTCAACAAAACGAAACTACCAAAACATCTTCGTTCAAAGCCATATTTCTTAGAAACAAACCGTTGAGAGACGCATCGCATCCCTCCGCGTTTTCCGTCTTTTTAATCCAGTTGCAGTTGGCACAAAGAAGTTGAAATTCTCCGTCCTTGTTTTCGGCGACTATATCTGGATAAGTTAGCGAACTCCTTCGACGCATCGAGCGGTCCTGTTTGCCGCCTCCTACAACATGATCAAACTGCAAGGCTCTCCAATCAGAAAAGCCGCATCGCGAGCATTTCCCACCAAGAACGCGAATAGCTCTCATTCTTCTCCGTCTGTAATCAGACGTACGTCCAGCGAGAACTTTATCAGGAGTTGACAAATTGCATCTCCTTCTTTCTCTTCGCGTAGTTCTCCGGAGTAACTCCCATTTTTTGAGCTACGTGTTTTTCCTGGTCGGTGAGCTCGCCGTCCTTCTTCTGAGGCTCACTGTTCGTCGACCCTGCGCCGGAGGCCGAAGGTTCGAGAAAGTTGTACTTCTTCTTTCGCGTCTCGGGGTCACGAAGCTCGTCGGCATGTGTTCCTTTGAGATACCAAAAGATACCGAGCCAGGCCTCGGGACGAATAAGATGAACGGCTTGGTACTTCCGAGCTTCGGAGTCAACCTCAGCCGACCACGCACGGAAGAGGCGACCGTCCATCGACTTCCCGCCGGAGGCTGAGTCAGCATTGTCAAGCTGTTGCTGCGCGAGCATTCTCGAAGTCGTCGCGGCGTTTTGAATCGTCACAGCCTGAAGCGTCGCGGTATGAGCATCGAGAACTTTCTTCGGGTTCGCGATGATGTTTTCAGATGTGGCTTCGGTTCCATCTTCTTGCGTCACTGGAGGCTTCGCCTTCAGCTCCGCAGCGGCGAGCCGTTCCTTGACTTGAGCAAATTCCGTTTCGATTGCCGTTACCTTCTCCGCGTCAGCTGCGCGCGCGGCCTTTTCAAGATCGAGCTCACTCTTAAGCTTGTCAGAGTCTTCAAGCTCCTTCACGATCTGTTCTGGCGTCTTATCCCTCAAACGAGGAGGGAGCTTCTCCTCTTCCTTCTTTGCGTTAATCCTATCGAGCCAACCCATGTTTCATCCCTCCTTCAGGGGCGTGATTTTCCCGGCGATTACGTCTCGTTCGTACTGACGTAAATCCTCGGGAAGACTTTTTATCAAATCGATGATACCGACGCTTCCCTGCGCGCGGTAGACTTTAGCATCGATCTCAGACTCCATCAACTTCTTGTTTTCTCGCAAGCGTACGTCGTCGAGCCACTCATTGAATAGGTTGCCCTCCGGACTGCTGAGCCATTGGAGGACCGCCGCCGAGTGCGCCAGCAGCATCTCCCTGGGGCTGAGTTGCATCTGCTCCTCCCTGTTTTGGTACTCCTTGTTTCAACGGATCGGGAATTAGTCGATCGACTTCGTCGTGGCCGAAGTTCCTCAAGATCTTTTTCATAAGCAGATTCGACGCGATGATCACTTCTACGAAATATTGCTTCACCGCAGGCGAGGTGGTCACAGATTGCATCGAGCCAAGGAGTTGAGCGATGCTTTGATAATGCCTCATCATTACATTGACAAGCATCATGTCGTTCTGCTTCTCGACTTCCTTGTTGATACTCGCCGTCGCAGAGTAGCAAGGCAAGCCCATCTTACGCTCAGCAATCATCTGAAGCGCACGTTTGATAAGCTCAGCTTTCGCTCCGAAGAGGCTCAAACGAGAGTCGTGATGCTTGCTATCCGCTCCGAACTTACCATACTGAAGGCTGACAAGACGCATGAGTCTAACATGAGCATCACGCATGTCCGAGACGTTAAGGTCTTTGCGAGAATTGCCTTCCTGCATAAGCGCCAAGGTGCCCATCGCGGAGTAGACACCCCGCTTCGTCATCGCACCGGCGCCCATTCCTTGCTGAGGTGGGCTTACGCCCGAACGTCTCTCCGCGAGGTCAAGTAGCAAGCGGAGCTCATCAAGGTTAATATTACTAACGTCGCCATGAGCCAAGGGCTCGATTTCATCCTTGTCTGCCGGTAGCATTGCTGATGGATATATACGATAGCCTTGATGCAGTTTAGAGTCAGGATGTACACGCCAAACGCGAGTGTTTGCCACGGTTTGATTGTCGCGATAGCCATTGTACGTCTCCGACGAGCCTTCCTGAAACATCCACAAAACTTCGGCGAAGCCATAGCCCGGATACATGTCATCGCGATGAGCCATCCGCGCGCCGACGAACCACTCTTGGTCGAAGTTGTCGTAGACAACACGAAGTATCTTGTCCGACTTCTCGTGGTACGTCGCAATCATCCGAGGAGCGAAAGCCTCGTCTTGA